GCCCCCTCTACCGTGTGCCTTACCAAAGCACTTAACGGGTGGTTTCCCCGGTCACCTTCTAGTTCTACGTGCGGTGACGACACGTGGTTGTTTTCGATGACCCACGTGACAACCATTGTCGTGGGTTGCGGTCTACTTGCATGTGCAGGATAACCAAGCCTGCCTCACTTTCTCCGGCACCTGTTTACGGCCGCGAGAGCAGTGTGGTGTAGTATAACGTAACCGCGCTTTCAAGGTACGCGGCCCCACGCAGAACAGTCCTCCACCATGGCACGTCGGCCCCCAGACTCAAGGCAACACAGACCCAGGCGGATCTCCCTGTTAACTCTAGCGGATTAAGGTTCCAACACAATGTAAGCGCCCCCTGGAAGGTTAAGGTAGGTTTGCAGCGTGGCAGCCAGCTAGGGCTCACTCCGCGGCCACTGAGGGACCTACACCGTTCGGGTCCGAGACTAGGCGGTCGAAAGGTGCGCTGCTACCTCACGCACCAAACCGCTTCCGCCTCGGGATGCCTATCCAGCTTCTTCAAGACAATGTGCCTTTCCCAACTATCGTTCCTGCCACAAAAGGCAGCTAGAGTACAGGTTCCCGTGGCGACTGGCACGACGGGTCTGTGCGGTTGGTACCCTGCCCACACCGGTGATAGAGCCACCCTCAAGAAGTGGTTATGTGCCGATGCGCACCGTCCGGTTCACCTAAGCGTAAACCCATGCCAGACTATGAACTACTGGCTTTCCCTTTACGTGGAAACACAACCGGAAACCCCTAAATGGTTCTCTAGAACTCTGGGTACCGCTTGCCATCCTTCACCCGGCCTGAAATAACTTCAACCACTAGGGCATTACCCTGTCGGCCCACTTACCGTAATCCCTTTTGACCCACCGAAGGAGGGGCCGCCGACGGGTGCAGCAAGAGCCCACCTCCTGGACCCTAGCAGCGAAGTCACACCGCATCACTCAACGCCCGATTAACACCCCGGGTTAGGTGAGTACACCAGTGGGCACTAGTGCTTCACACTGTGGAACTTGTCGACCAAGCCAGGTCGGGACGAGAGTAAATCGTCATACTGCCACGGAGAATCCTCTGGTGACCAGGGCCCTATCCTAAGATCGAGCCCCCAGAGGTCCCTCTCCACTAACAGCTGAGCTTCGGCCTCCAACCCGAAAGCCCGACAAAAACTCTCCCTGGCCAAGTTCGTTGGCTCCACAAACCGCGCTGAACGGCGCTCGTCATCCCCAACACCCAAAACCTCGTAATCACGGTAGAAGTGGCCACCTACCGCTTTCGATCCCTCCGTAACGCGCACGAGACGTTCGGCAAGGGTCTGAATCACAGGTACACCCGCGTTAAGAGCAAGCTCGCACTGGGCTACTCCCCTAAGAAAGGGTTTCACAAACGCAGGCTGCTGCAAGTGAGCGTGACTGGAGGTCATCTGCGAAATGACCTTAGAC